CTGCCCCCCCTATACCCCCCCCTTAAAGTGGGGGAGGGGGAGGGTACTGTAGTAATACAATATATATAATAATATATATATATATATATATAATAACTATAAGAACAAGGTGCCTGGGCGTGTCCGATTTATTGCGAAGAGGGGTTCGTAATAATTATGCAGTAATTAATTAAATAATCTCACGTTTAACCCTTGAAGTATCCTTAAATGTATCCTATATATAATTGTAGAAACAGGGAGAGAAAAAAATGTTATATTATGGTCACCAAATCTTTGAAGAAGACAATGGAACTTTCAGCGTATCCGTTGGCGGTTGGGTTTACGAATGTAAAACAATCGAAGAAGCAAAAAAACATATCCGTGACCATAAATAATCAAAAGGGGCTACGGCCCCACCACCAATCTGGGAGAAAGAATAATGAGCGATCTAGAAGCATTCACGCTGGCGCTGCGCCTGTCAGTAACCGCGCCAACAGATGAACTCGCAGAGGGGCCACTGCAAATCGCGCAGGAACTCTCAAGGCGGCTAACCGCCAAGCAAGTCAATCAGGCCAAATCAATCATCGAACTGGAGATAGCATAATTTTTTTTAAATACTTTACATATAACCCTTGAAGTATCCTTAAATGTAACTATATGTATATCAAGCAACAGGGAGAGACGAACATGGGATATCAAATCTTAATCAACGGCAGAAGCGCCTTCGGAACAACTTATGGCTTGAGTGCTTTGCAAATGACTATCCGTGACGCCCAGTCGAAAAGCAGGAACAAAAATTTTGCTGGCGATAAAATTGAAGTCGTAAATGAAGATCACACAAAAACATTTTGGTCTTCAGAACTGGAGACAGCACAATGAGTGGCGCAACAGCACAAGAGTTCACAAAGTGGACAGACCACGCCAAGACCGTCGATCAAGACGCCCTCATCTACATCATCCAAGACTGCCGCAATGCGCGGCAGGCAATGAGTGGCTGGAACCCAGCCAAAGAGAATTATTATGCCGATCAGGGCATGACATATTCAGATGAACTCAGGAGGAGAATGAAATGACCGATTACAAAGAACACCTAAAAATTCTAAATAACGCAGCACACGATGCTCTCAGAAAATGCCCACACAAACACCCGCACAAAGAATTTGCTGATCTCCTTCAAGTTGCAAGGATTGTCGATGATATTATCGATCAACAGATAGAGCAACCGCATGACTGAAGAGCAATTCAACCGCATCATTAATGCAATGCCAAATAAAATCGATGAAGACCAAATGATCGCAATCTTCGCAACCATCATTGAGGGATACCAAATGGAAGACAAGTGGCCCGAAATTATGATCGGCATCACAAGATCAATCGGATACCAAGAGGGGACAGTGCATTGACCAGACAGGCCATCAACCGTCAACAGTTCAAGGTGGATCACCTAACTTTTGAGCTTACAGACACAACTTACGCAGTCATAGCTGGTGAGGCCGTATACGCCAAAGACCGTAAGCCGATATTTACCGCCACCATAAATAAGGGAACCGCAACAGAGCTTCGCAGACTGGCCCACCAGTTTGATGAGCGGGAGGATAAATTGTGACTAACAATCTAAGCAAGGCATCGTTTCCCTCAAAAGTAGGAAAAGATAAGAAATCAACTGACGGATTAAAACCAATTAATCGGGCAGCAAAACGCGCAATCAAAAGCGGAACGAAAAGGAAAAAGAAATGATAACTAAATCTTGGGAATTTAGGGGCTACGAGTGGAGCCACGACATGCCAAAATGGGTCCAACAAAACTCATGCAAACGAACGGGTAGCCCAGACCTGTTTGTATACACACAAGCAGCAGAAACCCCCTGCAAGAGCGGCCAGTGGGTGTCAATCGATATGAGAGGCAACATGGAAATCCATGACAAAAAACCAGATGGATGGAAAAAAGAAGTCATCGCCAGTGCCGCATTCGTAATAACAGTTGTAATTGCAATCGTGGCAATGCTATCAATCTAAATGCACTTTCTGCTCAAACTAGCCCCGCTATTTCGCGGGGCATTTTTTTACTACCAAAACAACAAACCTTTTTTTTAATATAATTTTGTATTATATGTAATTTTAAGGGAGTAACGTCATGGCAAAGAAAAAATCAAAAAATCCTGTAGGTAGACCTAAGTTTGAAATCACGCCAGAAGTTCTGGAAGAAGTCGAAGAGATGGCAGGACGTGGATTAACCGTTAATCAAATTGCTATTTGCTTGGGCGTTTCACCCGCAACTATTTACAATAAACAGGCACAATATTTAGAGTTTTTAGAGACTATAAAAAAAGGGAAGGCTGTGGGCCTCAGTAAAGTAACCAATAAGCTATTTGAAAATGCTGCTGTCAAAGGCGATAATGTCGCTATTATTTATTACCTAAATAACAGGGACAAAGACAACTGGTCGAACAAGCATGAGGTCGCAACCACTGTCGAACATAAAAATGTCATAGATTTAACGAGGGTGAGCGATGACCAACTCAGCGCAATTACAGCAGCTTTTAAGCAAGTTGACACTGGAGCAAGTTCAAGCGGAGCGTTACCGCAGATCATTGAGGGAGTTTACGAAGGCAGCTTGGCCGACGATTGAACCGGGCGTTGAGTTCAAAAACAATTGGCACATAGATGCCATCAGTGATCACCTGCAAGCCGTGGTTGAGGGCGACATCAAGCGCCTGATCATCAACGTGCCGCCACGACACATGAAGTCCATCAGCGTGGCCGTGGCGCTGCCTGCGTGGACTTGGGCATCGCAGTCGTCTAAAAAATTCTTATTTGCGTCATACGCCGCCTCCCTGTCGATCAGGGATAGCGTTAAGTGCCGAAGGCTGATCGACAGCCCGTGGTACAAGGCGCACTTCGGTGACAAGTTTAAGCTCACCGACGATCAAAACCAGAAGCAGCGGTTTGAAAATGATCAAACAGGCTATAGGATCGCCACCAGTGTCGGGGGCGCTTTGACTGGGGATGGGGGAGACATTATCGCAATTGACGATCCCCACAATTCGATAGAAGCAGATAGTTCTAAAGTTAGGGAGGGCGTTCTGGATTGGTGGGATCAGGCCATGCAGACACGGCTCAACGATCCTAAGACTGGTGCGTTTATAATTATTATGCAAAGATTACACGAGCAGGATCTCACAGGCCACGTCTTGGCAAATCAACTTGGTGATGAGTGGGATCACCTAATGTTGCCTGCTCGGTACGAAGTAGGCGCTCCGAATCCGATGAAGTCGTCACTTGGGTTTACAGATCCACGCACCAAGGAAGGTGAGTTGCTGTGGCCTGATCGTATTGACGAGAAAACTTTATCAAACCTTGAGCGCAGTCTTGGATCATATGCCGCCGCTGGTCAATTACAGCAACGTCCATCTCCAAAGGGTGGCGGAATACTTAAAGCATCGTGGTGGGTTCCGTGGGATGGTGACCTCCCAGAAGTCGAATATGTTTTACAGTCATGGGATACAGCGTTCGAGGCCAAGGAAAGCTCTAGCTTTAGTGCTAGGACAACTTGGGGAGTGTTTCGTCACAAGGGCGCAATGTGCGCCATCGTTCTAGAATGTTGGTACGACAAGGTCAGCTACCCAGATTTACGAAAAATTGCACAGCAATCATATGACGATTGGGAGCCAGACGCTGTGTTGATCGAGAAGAAGGCGTCAGGGCAATCTTTACTACAAGATTTGCGTATGGCTGGTGTGCCTGTTGTAGCCTATTCACCTGACCGAGATAAGGAAGCTAGAGCGCATGCAAGCTCCGCTCTTTTAGAGGATGGAAGAATTTACTACCCTTCTGATAGAAAATGGGCTAAAGATTTAATAGACATTTGCGCCGCATTTCCTGCACACCCAAATGATGACGTGGTGGATACATGCACACAGGCGTGGTTGCGATTAAGAAAAGGATGGTTCGTTGGGCATAGTGAAGACCCTGAAGATGACGAGCCAGTACAAACACAGAGGATGACAATGTATGGCTGATCCAAATATTATACCTTTTGCTGAAGGTGCGCCAAGCGATGATCTAATGATTGAGGAACTCGCAGATGGCGATGTCCTAATAGGTGACCCTGAATTAGATATGATGGATGAAGTCGATACGGCTCAGTTTGATATAAATCTAGCCGAAGCAATGGACGATAAAGAACTTGCACGAAAAGCGCAGGAGTTAGTTGGCTATTACGAAAACGATGAGCAGGCTCGATCTGAGTGGAAGGAACGCTACAAGGAAGGTCTTAAAACTCTTGACCCTGATGGCGGAATGCAGGAGAGCGAAGAAGAGCGAGCAACTCGCGGTCTGTCTGTCGTTGTCCACCCACTAATTGCTGAAGCCGCTACACAATTTAACGCCAAGGCAATCGCAGAGCTGTACCCATCAGGTGGCCCAGTTAAATCGGTTATCGTTGGTAGCCCAGACGAAGAGCTAGAGGAGCAAGGTCGCAGAGTTCGTGAATTTATGAATTACCAGATCACACAGGAAATGCCTGAGTATTTCCCTGATCTAGACCAAATGCTATTTCACCTGCCACTAATCGGTCACACCTTCAAGAAGGTTTGGTGGAACGTAAACATGGATCGTCAATGCTCTGACTTTGTTAAGGCTGAAGACTTCGTGGTCGCTCCAGAGAGTAAAGACTTATATACGTCACCACGATACACGCACATTATCCGTATGCCAAAGAACGACTTCAATCGTTACGTCCAGAATGGATATTACCTGCCAACCAAATATGCTGGCGGAGATTCACTAGATCCATCTGGAGATGTGATTGGTGAAATCGAAGGCGTTGATCAGTACGATGATAGCAATGACGATGTAATGACACTGCTTGAAATGCACGTCTATGATTTGTTTGATGGGCTAGATGGCGAATCAGAGAATGACGATGATCGAGATGATAATGCAGTAGCACTGCCATATGTCATCACAATCGACTATGACAATCAAAACATTGTAAGTATTCGACGCAACTGGAAACAGGAAGACGAGCTAAAGCAACGCAGAGATTGGTTTGTATCTTACAAGTTTTTACCCGGTTTAGGTTTCTACGGCTTCGGTCTTTACCACATGATCGGTGGATTAGGTAAGGCGGCGACAGGATCACTTCGTGCATTGCTAGATAGCGCCGCGTTCTCAAACATGCAGGGTGGCTTTAAGTTGCGTGGTCGTGTCCAAGGCGGAGACATGCAGATTAACCCCGGTGAGTTTGTAGATATCGACAGCACAGTTGACGACATCAATAAAGCTATTATGCCATTGCCGTTTAAAGAGCCAAGTGGATCTCTGTTTAATTTGCTAGGCTTTATGGTTGAAGCTGGTCAGAGATTTGCAAGTACAGCCGACTTAAACGTTGGCGATGTTAATCCAAATGCACCAGTTGGATCAACAGTTGCACTAATCGAGCAGGGATCAAAGGCATTTAGCGCGATACACAAGAGACTACACTACGCGCAAGGCCAAGAGTTTAAACTACTTGCGGCTCTAAATGCTGAGAATCTACCTGACGAATTTACTTTCTCACAGGCTGGAGCTTCAGATACAATATATCGATCTGACTTTAATGATCGAATTGACATCATACCAGTAAGCGATCCAAACATATTCTCGACAGCCCAGCGCATTGCACAGGCACAAGCTGTGTTAGAAATGTCACGATCTGCGCCACAGTTCCATAATTTATATAATGCATACAAGCGCATGTATGAGGCGCTCAGAAGACCAACCATCGACGAAATCTTAGAGAAGCCAGCGGAAGCTGTGCAGATGGATCCAGTTGATGAAAACATGAGCGTTATGTATGGCAAGCCAATCCGCGCATTCCCAGAGCAGGATCACGATGCACACATTGCGGTTCACATGCAGTTTATGCAAGACCCATCACTGGCAGGCAATCCAGCGGCACAAAAAACAATGGCTCCAGTTCTTATTGCTCACATTGCTGAACACATTGCATTGCTATATCGACAGCGTATGGAAGAGGGCATCAATATGGAAATGCCTCCACTGCCAGACTTCAAAGATCCTAAGTTTAAGTTCAATGATGTTGACCCAGAGATGGATCGCTTGATTAGCCAACGTGCGGCTCAAGTTGTTCAGGCTTCACCGCAGATGAAACAGATCGAAGCTATGAAGGGCATGATGGGAGGCCAGCAAGGTCAAGGCCAAGGCAATCCACTGCAAATGGCAACTGAACTTGCTAAACTTGAAACCGAGGCACTCAAGGCTCGAACACAAGCACAAATTCAGGCGGATCAGGCCAAGGCTAAATCTAACATCGAGATCAAGCAGGCTGAAGCGCGACAGGACATGGAAATTGAAATGGCGAAGGCACAAGCTGACATGCAGGCTAAGATTGTTAAACTAGAGGCGGAACTACAGCTTGAGCGAGAGAAAAACGCGGCTAAGATACAAATGGAGGCAATGAAGAATGTACCCACCATCATATAATTTGCCACCTATTAATCCTGCGGCTTTTGGCGGATTACCGCAAGAAAGACCACAGGGTGCGCCCCCACCGAACTCCCAAGGTGGGGGTCAGCAACCACCAATGGATATGAACAAATACCTAATGGATAAAGTGGCTGAGATTAAACGGCGTATGGGTGGCGGAGATATGGGTGCGTTGAGTTCTATTGCATCAGCTATGCCACAATCTCCAACAAATCCACAGCCACAGC